GCTTTCTTTTTACGCGTGCAAAATTGAGATTTTTATGATTCATGTAGAGTTTGCTTTAATAAAAGGGTTTTGCGTAGGCGTTACTATTGATGAAGTTGATGACATTGATGTAATTGAACTACGCATGTTTTTTTTAATTCTTTATGTAGGTATAATATTTGACAATGGGTAAAGGAAGGCCACCGAAACCAACAGCTCTAAAGCGTATGGCTGGCACAGATCAGCCTTGCAGAGTAAATGAGAATGAGATGCAAGTTAGTTTGCTTGCTAACATTCCTGATGCACCTATGCAACTTAACGAATACGGCAAACGTGAATATGAGATAGTGTGTACAGAACTGCATAGCAAAAGAATGCTGCATCTAGTAGACCTATCTTTAGTTACTGCTTACGCAAATGAGATGGGCTTGTATGTTGAGATGGAACAAAAGCTAAAAACACTTGGGCGTATTGATGAGTTTTTTAATGAGGATGGTGCGCTTACTAAAAGACAAGCAAAGCCTGAGCAGAGGATTGCAAATGATGCCTTGGCAAAAGCATTAAAGATAGCTTGTCAGTTTGGGCTTACACCATCAGCTAGAACTAGGATAAACGCTCCTGAGATTGTAGATAATACATTTAAGTTATGAGTTACTATTATGATGAGGTCACAGCTAACAAGGCTGTAAAGTTTATAGAAACACATCTAACACATACAAAGGGTGAACTAGCTAAAAAGCCTTTTATACTACAGGAATATCAAAAAGAACAAATCATAAAGCCTTTATTTGGTTGGAAAAATAAAAAAGATGATAGTAGAAAGTACAGAACTGCTTTTATATTTCTACCTAGAAAAAATGGTAAAAGTACACTAGCAGCTGCAATCATTTTAACATTGTTGTATTTAGATAATGAGTATGGTGCTGAATATTACAGCGCAGCAAATGATAAAGAACAAGCAAAGATTGTTTATAGTGTGGTGGCTGACATGGTGCGAAACAATCCAAAGCTAGAGAGCTATGTAGAGATATTTAAAAATAGTATTGTTTACAATGCACAGGGTAGCTTTTACAAGGCCATAAGTAGAGAAACATCAACTAAGCATGGATTTAACACAAGCGCATTTATCTATGATGAGTTACATGGAATGCGTGATGATGGTACTGAGAATCTTTGGCAAGTGTTAGAAACAAGCACAGGAGCAAGAAAAAGTCCTTTGTCAATCGCAATCACTACAGCTGGCTTTGATAAATTTAGTGCCTGTTATCGGATGTACGATTATGCAAAACGTGTTAAAGATGGTAGTCTAATAGATGAACAGTTCTTGCCTGTAATATTTGAAGCAGATGAAGAGGATGACATCAGCAATCCCGAAACATGGCTGAAAGCAAATCCTGGCTTAGATGTATCACTAAAGCGCGCATATATGGAGCGTGAAGTTAAAAAAGCACTTGCGCAGCCTAGCTATACAAATTTGTTTAAACGTCTTCATCTAAACTTATGGACTGCCTCTCAGACATCATGGATTAATGATTCAGATATACTAGCATGTGATGAAACTATCAGTGATGAAGTTTTATTGTCATCACCTTGTTATGGTGGGCTTGACTTAGCATCTGTTAGAGATTTAACAAGTTTTGTTTTGTTGTGGCGTATTGGGGAAAAGATTATTTGCAAGCATTGGACTTTTATACCTGAGGATAAATACGAGAGTAGAACAGGCGGAAAAGATAAAATTAACTATCAGCAGTTTGCAGATCATTTAGAAATAACGCCAGGCAATGTCACTGACTATAATTTTGTAAAAGCTAAAATATTTGAACTATGTGAAAAGTATCAGGTGCAAAGCATAGCATTCGACAGATGGAACAGTAGCCAGCTTGTGATTGAATGTATTGAGCATGGATTAAAGATGAGTGCTTTTGGTATGGGCTATAAATCATTAAGTCCAGCAGCGAAAGAGATAGAGAGTAAAGTAATGACAGGTGATTTTATTTATTTCAATGATCCTCTTATAAGATGGCAGTTTGGTAATGTGCAACTTGAAACCGATAGCGCTGGCAACATCAAACCAAATAAGGCGCGTAGTTCTGACAAAATAGATACTATCATGGCTTTGTGCATGGCAGTAGGTGAGGAGATGTATAGTGAAGCTCCTGTTGTTAGTAAATACAAAAGAGACAACAAAGGTTTTTTCACAATCTAATTATTGATTTATACAAAAAAAAATTGTAAATTGCAAAAAAATATTATTTAATGGGATTTTTTGATAGATTCAGAGCTAATAAATCTGAAAAACGTAGCTATTTAGATTTTGCTTTAGGTCTTAATTTAAGTGGCAATAAAGTAGCAGTCAACCCTGAAACTGCTTTGACATTCTCAGCTGTTTACGCAGCAGTCAGATTAATATCAGAAACAATATCTCAACTACCTTTTAACTACTATGAGCGAACAGCAAATGGTAGAGTAATAAAAGCTGATCATCCGTTACATATTTTAGTAAACAGCGAGCCGAATCCAATTAGAACAAAGTTTGTTTTCTTTGAGTTGATGGTAAATAGCTTGTTGCTTTATGGTAATGCTTATATACATATAGAAAGAAATCAAAGAGGACTACCTATAGAATTACATTTTATACATCCTGATGACATCTTAGTTAATTTCAATGATGGCATACTTGTTTACGAATCTAGAAAGTATGGCGTATTTGACGCATCTGATGTAATACATATTCCTGATATGATAATGGATGATGGATATGTAGGTAAAAGTAGAATAGCAATAGCTAGAGATAACATTGCTTTAGGCATTGCATCACAAACATACGGAAAAGAATTTTTTGAAAGTGGTGCTAAAGTTGGTGGCGTTTTACAACACCCAGGCCAACTAGGCCCTGATGCTATGAAGGCACTTAGCGATCAATGGCACAGAACATATCATAGCGGTTTTAGTGGATCGTTTAAGACAGCAGTTTTAGAAGAGGGCATGACTTACAAGCCTATTCAACTGAGACCTGATGAGGCGCAGTTTTTATCTACTAGAAAATTTAGCATTACAGAGATAGCTAGAATCATGAAAGTGCCACCGCATCTATTGGCTGATCTTGATCGCGCCACCTTCAGCAATATTGAGCATCAAGGTATAGAGTTTTTGAATTATTGTATTGCTCCAATACTTAAAAAGATAGAGCAAGAATTTAACAAGAAGTTAATTTTTGAGAACGATAAAGGCAAAACATATTTTGAGCATAACGTAAATGCACTCCTTAGAGGAGATTCTAAAAGTAGAGCTGAATACTACAGATTGTTATTTAACATAGGTAGTATCACTCCAAATGAAATTAGAGCTAAGGAAAACATGAACGATATTGAGGGCGGAGATAATGCTTATGTGCCTATGAATATGATAACGCAAGGTAAAACTGCTGAGGATGGCGCTGAGTGATATAGACTTAACACCGCCTAAGGGCATGGTTGACGCTGCTAAGAAAGGACTAGAACTCAGAGAGGAGTTCGGTAGAGGTGGCACTGAGGTAGGCGTGAGAACAGCTAGACGTATCATTGGTAACAATATTAGTATTGATCTAGTAAAAAAAATGTATGCCTATCATGAACGTCATCAAGTTGACAAAGAAGCAGAAGGCTTTAAGAAAGGTGATGAGGGTTTTCCTAGTGCTGGTTATATAGCATTGCATCTATGGGGCTTTGATGCTGGTCATAGATGGTCAGAGCGTAAGCGAAATGAGATAATGGAAGAGGAACAGAGAAAGATTACAGGTGCTGTAAAAGAAGGATTGGAAAACAAAAGAGATGAGCATAATGATGAAGTAGCTGGGATGAGTTTGGCATGGGATGCAAAAGTTACTCTGTCAATGTTAGAAAAAGTATTTGACAGAGGCGTTGGAGCATACAAAACAAATCCAGGCTCAGTTAGACCCAGTGTAAATAATCCTGAAACTTGGGCTTATGCCCGCGTGAACAGTTTTCTTTATGCAATGAAAAAAGGTAAGTATAGATCAGGCAAACATGACACTGACTTACTGCCTAGTAAACATCCTGTAAAAAAGGAACAAGAGAAAAAAAATATGGATGCAAATAATTTAGAAAAAAGAATATTCAATTGCAAAGAACTTAGATACCATGAAGACGAGCATGGCAAAAAGAAAGTTAGAGGATATGCCGCAGTCTTTAATGAGTTATCTGAGGACTTAGGAAATTTTAGAGAAAAGATTAATCCTGATGCTTTTAACAATGTGTTAGACAATGATGTCGTTGCACTTTTAAATCATGACATGGATAATCTATTTGGAAGAACATCAAACGGCACTGTCAAACTCTCAGTTGATGAACGGGGGTTATTCACTGAGATTGATATGCCAAACACCCAGCTTGCAAAAGACACTATTGAGTTGATGGAGCGGGGTGACATATCACAAATGAGTTTTGGCTTTTATGTAGGTCAGGACAGTTGGAATAAAAGTGATGCTGGTAATATACGGACTATAGAGGAAATTTCTAGGCTTGTTGATATAAGCTTAGTGACTATTCCAGCATATCCGCAAACGTCAGCAAGTGTTCGATCACTTTTAGATAATATAGATAAAGAAGAAGAACGCAAAGACAATGTTCAAGTTCGAAAGAACAAATTAAAAATGTTAAAATTAAAAAAGTGAAAAGAACTTTAAAATCATTACGCGAAGAGCGTCAATCAGCTATTGATGAGATGACAGCTCTTGTAAATGTTTCTGAAACTGAAGATCGTAACCTTACAGAAGAAGAAACAAAGTCTTTTGATGCAACTGAGGCAAAAGTCAAAGAGATGGATGCACGCATTGAAAGAATGGAAAAATCATTGGAATTGGCTAAAAACAATATGCCTGTTTCTCATTCAACACAAAACATTGCTACATCTGACAAAGACTTACGCAAGTATTCTATTGCAGAGGCAGCACGTTCAGCAATGAACAATAACGTTGAAGGTATTGTAAAAGAAATGCACCAAGAGGCAATCAACGAAGGTAACGGACGCATCTTTAGAGGTGTTGGAGTTCCAGCTATTGCACTTGAAAAAAGATCAGCAGTTAACTTTTCAGCGACAGGTGCTGCTGCTGAAGCTAACTCAGTAGAAGTTGCTGGTTTTATTGATCAAGTTACAGCTGCATCTGTACTAGCTCAAGCTGGTGCAAATGTTTACACAGGTCTTTCTGCAAATCGTAAACTTCCTATCATAGCTGGTATTCAAGCATCTTATTTAGCTGAAGATGGCGGCTCAGGTGCAAGTCCTGCTGGTACTGTAGAGGCAAAAACTCTATCACCAAAAAAATTAGTCTCAACAGTTACTTACACTCAAGAGATGTTAGTACAGAATGCGTCTATTGATGCAGCTTTAGAGCGAAACATGGCAAATGTTATTGCAGCAACTATGGAAAATAGTTTACTTAAATTGACTGCTGCTGGTGACGGCCCAGCATCTGTTTTTGCTGAAATGCCTGGCTCAGGTGCTACTGATTCTACTGATTTAGATGCACAAGGTCTATTTGACTTAGAAACTGCTGTTGTTGGTAATTCTGTTTCATCTGATAGATTAGCTTACATCTGTAATCCAAAAGCTTTAGGAGCTATTAAAGGTTTAGCTGGTAATAACTTTGTTACACAGTTTTTAGATAATTCTCAAAGAACATTAAACGGCTACCCATACTATGTTACTTCTAACTTAGGTAATGATGGTGCTGCAAATGACCAATTTATTATGTTCGGGGCAATCAATGATATACACATATCTTTTTTTGGTGGTTTAGATTTAGTTGCCGATAAATTTAGTGAAGCACACAAAGGATTATCACGATTGATTGTTATTTCAATGAATGATGGTTTAGTTGCTAGACCAAGCACTCATTTCCAAAGATTTGTTGATATAGCATAATAATTAATATAGGGGGTGGTTAACGCCACCCTCTTTTTAAAAACAAAAAATGGCACAACAAGCTAAAATAGAAAACTACTCAGGCACAGAAGTTATTGACTTGCAAGAAGCTAGGAATTACTTGCGTGTTGATCATACTGATGATAATGCTTATATAACAGAGCTTATTAAGATAGCCCGTATGCAAGTAGTAAAAGATACTAATACAGCTGTTGTTGACTTAGATGTGACAGAATACTTTGAAAAGTGTCCTAGTGATAAAGTATTTCAATTACGATATTCAGGTAAACTAGGTGAAAGTGGCAAACACGTCAAATACTATAATAGTGACAATGTACTAACAACACTTGTAGAAAATACTGACTATAGATTTGTCAATTACATGGGCATGCCTAAAGTTGAAATAATAAAAAGCTTTAACTATTATGATAGAATAGATGCTATAGAGATCAAGTATAGTGTTGAGCCTGAAAATACAGATGAAACAATTACGTTAAAAATGGCTATGTTTTTACTGATTGGTCATTTCTACGATAATAGAACAGCGGTAACATTTGGAAGTCCTAAA